TAATTTGTAATTCACCCATTTATTCACCTCCTTCAAAATACCATTTGCCGTTAGCTGTAAGTTTTGCCCACTTGGCTTCACATTGTTTGGCTTTGCAAACATAACCATAATAAGGCTTACCTCCTTTTGAAATTCCTTCTTTAAGAATATGACCATGCTGACACGCAGGTGGCTCATTAGGTGTTGATGACCCAATCTCAGCCACTACATCACCAACTGACCATGCGACTGGCTCAGCAGGTTTATCAGCTGCAAAACTATCTCTTAAGATTGTTTCAATCTGAGCTGATTTTGTGCCGGGCTTGCCATACATGTTTTGACGGCTTTCCAGCTTCTCTTTGAATGATGGGTTGGCTTCAACCTTTTTCATATCATCCTTAGTTGCAGTCTTGTCAGACCCTTTGAGTAGAATTATTGCTCTACCCAAACTGCTGGTTGCAGTATCCTCAACATAAAACTTTTTCATATTGGGAATGTAAGTTTCTCTCGACCCAAAGGCAATGTTGCTAACAGCTGGTGATGGATCTGTTGCATCACGCCAAAGTGTTGCTTGCACCAAAATATAACCCTTTTCAGCATCGTGGCTAATTACTGAAATGTCTGATCTACCCATCGGATAATTGGCAATGAACCATTTGTTCAGCGTTGCCACATCCTCATAATCCTCAAGATTAAATGCCATTATTGATCCTCCCAGCTTTCGTCTTTGACTGCATCGAGCACAGTTTTATAGACAGCACCATAGGCGATGAAGTCTTTGATACTGTCCTGATGATCTGGTGTTTCTGTAAGCCTAGAAACCTTGACCAATGCCATACATAATGCAGCCTGGTGTGGTGTGATAGGGAAATCGAGATAGGCAGACCATAAACCTGCAATTCGTTTGTGATTGTAGAATGGATGACCATAGACACTTCCGCGCTGTTGCAGCGTAGTAATGACCTCATCAAACAAAGCCTCAGTTGTGCTTTTCATAATCAAACACTTCATCAGACTTGCGCTTGTTTTCGATCATTCGGCGATGCATATCAAAGCCATCCTTTCGCCCTCTCCAATAGGCGGTATCTTTAGCATTGCCGATTGATGAGAAATAAAACATTACTGCAAACATAGTTCCAAAAAATATCCAAGCAGCTTGTAAGTCGCTCATTTTGTTGCCATCTCCCTTATTGCTTTTGGCATCGCAACCGGATTTCGGTCATCGATTACTGTATAGGTTGATCCTGACGGATGAATCGATGGTGCAGCAGCAACATAACCCTTCCATTTAATATCAATCCCATTGTTTAATTTACCTCGAAATACATTAGATTGATTAGCTGTGTAATAAAGGTGTAAGCCATCGCCAGTCTGAACTGTGTATGTTGGCTCAAACTCAGGTAGCAATTCGCCACCATTGCGGTAGTCAATATCAAAAACAACTAAGCCTGATTGATAACAGGCGATGCCAATATTGATGCTTTGATCGTAGTCAAACCAAAAATTAATTAGTTTGCTATCTGTTGATGCTGATAAATAAGCCCTTTGAGCTAAGTCAAAGTGCGGATCTTTCTTGCGTGGCAATAATGGCAAAACAGCCCATCCTCGCTCTGCATACTCTAAAGCTGTATCTCTACTGCCTAGATCTAGTTTCATGTCGCTCCCTACATATCCACAGTATCTCTGTGAATACATAAAGTTTGACCTAAATCAAGCTATTTATCTACCTGTCTTACGGCGTGTTTTATAACGATTAGATAACGCCAATCTCCTCAAGTTCATCGATGTGATCATCAATCGTACGATCCCTATAGTCGGTTTCAAGCCCCATACGACTTTCCAAGAGCTGTGAATGAGCCATCTTTGTTAATCGGGATGAGCGTGGGAGTCATGTTTTTGCCGTTCCATTCGAGGATAGCAATACCCATCTGCCAATTGGCTAAGCCTTTCGTATAAGAGGCTTTTGCCTTGTTCATAAGGTTTCCTACCTCAATGCCGTATAAAGGCCTGTAATGGCCTCCTAAGCCCTCAGAAAACGCTGACATACCCAATTTATGCGTGTGCCCACAAACAACGCTCTTACCTGCCTTTTTGGCAAGATTTAGGGCAGTTATGCCGGCGTTAGGATTTGAGTTGGCTTCGTCGCCATGAGCCAAGATCCAGCCCTTTTCGAATTCGTAAAATGTTTTATGGAATGTAATGCCCAAGCTGTCGAAATCCATGAACTTGGCGTATTGCAACTCTGGGAGGCTAATCAAGCCCGGCACTTTTAAAAGTGTGTTGTAAAGCCGATCGGTGTGATTTGATCTAACAATGTGGGCTTCCTTGGCATTTTCAGTTAATGCCCAAAGAATATCTTGAGTTGCCTTGCGGTCAGCATCAAGGGTTTGCTGATAAGCCAAAGGTGTTTTTTCAGCCCATCTAGAAATGGTTTGAAAGTCAATCTCATCGCCAACGCATAGAACGCTATCAAACTTTTCACGGCGTGCAAGTTTAATGACATTTTTGACAGCTGCTTCATGATGATATGGGATTTGTAAATCTGAAATTACCAGATATCGCTTAATCGTCGTCCTCATCTGGAGTAGGAATAGTTGGGATAATTCCAGTATCGCCCACAATCCAATCAGGCATTGACTCAGGATTATCCATTAGATAAAGCGCAACGGACTCATTAAAACCAGCCTTGCGTGCAGCTTTAAACATTTCATGTTTTGCAATGTAGAAAACCTCTAATTTAGTTAAAGGCTCAGGAGAACGGCGAACGATACGACGATTGATCTTTTTTCGTTTAGATGATTTTCGTGTGTTCGCCATGGCAAAATTATCGCTTGCTAATTAAGACAAATAGATCATCGACACGCTGTTCAAGTCGATTGATTTGATCTTTAATCGAACTGCCTGAGTTTGGCTTTAGTTCAGAAAGGTAAGATTTAATAACCCAGCGCAGACCCAGCAATAAACTGCTTGATACGGCGCAAACTCCAACCGCGACAGCGACCCACTCGTTCAATGTCATTTCGCATTAAATCCGTAATCAGCTTCGCTCCCTGACTTTGGATCTAATGCCTTGGCTAATGGTGCAACTAACGCTCCAGCCAATACTGCTAACTCTGGTCGAATATCAGCAACAATTGCCAATGCGACTGTAATTCCGGAGGCAGCCACAGCTCTTAGATATGACTTGATAGCAGCCTTGTGTTTGTTTGATAGTTTCATGCCTTGCCTCCTAGTAGTGGTATGTCAAAGAAATCTGATTTGTTGTCTTGATCTTTTTTGAAGCTGATGTGAATGTGGTGATTGTGTTGGTTGATGCCTTTGTATTTACGCCAACGCCATCCAAGCAATGATGAAGCAATTTTGCCTTGATGAATTACATAACTGATGCGCCCGTTGGTTTTCCCGTATTGTCGAATTTGATCTGCCAAGTATGCTGAAAGCCCTTTGTCGTCAGAAAGCCGAGCGTCAATATCAATTGCTCGCACGCATCCATTTGCTGACCAATCTGGGTTGTGGTCGCTTGCATTTTTTCGTGCGCTATGTCGAGCATCACCAATCCACCCATCAGATTTACGCAAACGCTCTGGGAAGGAATCATCTACTTGCTCTCTAAATTGAACAGCAGATTTTGATAACCAAGGTTTCATTAGCCAAGAATCAATTTAAGTTCATCGGCAGTTAAACCAATGCGATCAAGAATGGCTTGGCGTTGCGCTTCAATTTCTGCTGAATTATCAATACCAACATGAGCATCAACAATTGCCTGCGCTTTAGTTTCATCTTTTTTGGCAATGTCTAAAACCAATTTGCCATCAACTAAGCGTGGGTAATCGTTTAATTTAATGCCAGCTTCTTTCAATTCTTTTTGTAATTGAACGCCGTTTAATTGTTCAGGTATATTAAATTCCATATTATGCTCCTAACAAAACTGCTGAAAATGTAGTGTATTGTTCGCCTTCACCAAAAGTCACAATGGTGGTGTTAGCATCTTGATAATTTTCAAAAACAACATAATCCCCTACCGATAAATAAGCAACTGTTTGTAAATCGATAGTCACATTTGTTGAAGTAGCAGCCATTTGAAATCTAGCCAATTGAGTTGCTTCAGCGTTTTTTCTAATCATGGCAGTTCGATTGCCATTTCCATTGCTTTGCCAATAAACTCTACCTTGAATTAAATAATAACCTGCCTTACCGCTTGGAATTGTAATTCTGTCGTTATTGGTTGAGGTGCTGTGATAACCATTTGTATCAAACAATTCAGTATCAAAATTTTGATTTGCTCCAGTTCCAACTGAATAACTTTGATTGCTTGAATGGTATAAAGAAACACCGCTAAATGTTGATCCTGACGCGGGGGTTGCCCATGACGGAACGCCACCAGCAACAGTTAAAACCTGACCAGTCGATCCGATTCCTAATCTTGTATTGGTGTTCGCGGTTGATGATCGATATTCGATATCGCCAAGTGTTGTTGATGGGTTTAATGCTTTTGTAGTGGTATCAATGGCAGATCCAAGCGTGCGAATAGCAGCTGCGCCATCTTTAACCAAGTCGGTATCGTCAGGGGTTTCCCAACTGTAATTGGTAGTATTTGCCATTTTTCTCCTATTGTCAGGCTACGATTGTAGCGTATTCCCATGTCAAAGTATTGTCTATCGTGTTCCAAGCCTCGGTAGCCGGCACAGTATTCCATCGCATTGCTACTTGGCTAAAATTAACGGGCGATAAATTGATGGTCAGGAATAGTTCATTGAATCGAGTGCTCCAACGCCATCCCTCAACATAACCTTCAAACGCTCCATTACTGATCTGAGTTGGTAGATCGGTGATATGAATTGGCTGACCCACAAATATAGTTAAAAGGGCATCTCGATCTGCGTCATCAATTTCAGGGTTTGTGATTGGAAAAGTAATGCTGTCAAAGGTTGGGTAAGGAAAGGCTCTTTGAGCAATATATCTATCAGCAACTTCCTGAGCGTTGTCAGCATCATGGATTAGGCTGTTAATTGTTTCTGATCGGTAGCCATAAGTAGCAATTGATTCTGCGCTAGTTGCGGTTTTTTGAGATCCAAAATTGTTGCCGTAATTCAAGTAAATATCATTGCGAACATCTGAACCTTTAGTAATTGTTCGAAGTCCTGCCCCAATAGCATTATTGGCTGAAAGTTCGGTGTATCCATTAGCTGCTAAATAAGTCTGCCTGTGGTCTGCATCTGCGTAGCCAATGTTTCCTTCACTATCCTCATAAAGATAACCAAAGGCTGAGTTAGCAATTGCTGAAGCAATGTTGTAAATAGTATCAGGCTCAACGCCACGATTTTCCATTTCATAAAGTCCAGGAGTATCGACCTCACCAAGTCCAATGTTTTCCGCATTTGCCCAAGTAATTGCAGGATCATAAGCAGCCCAAGTTTCAGCAGCTGATACCTCGACCCAAGTATTAGTTAAAGAATAGGAAAGCAAGGTCAGCATTTGATCGCCGTCAAAATCTTGGCTTAGTGTGCTGTCATACACTTCTTTTGCAAGTTTAACTAAAGCCCCCATTGCTAGAATTGAATAACTAACAACAGTTGCAACTGAGCCTGTAGTTGCTACCTCAACAGTTATGTCGGTTATGTTGCCACCGAATAAAGTTTTATATGTTCCTGTGCTGTCTTTGACTTGCAAGGTCATTCCGTCATTGATTGCAAATGGCAATGATTGACCAGATAGGGCAACTACCTCAACCTGTAAATATGATGGGTTTGGCTGAGTATAAATATCATCTCGACCTGCTTGATGAGCAATGTCTGAAATGGCTATGTCGGTGTAATCAACTCCAGCGACAGTTAGTTTCCAGTCAGGTGTCCAGACTGTCATTAGTTGCCTTTGATGCCGTTATTGTAAAGCTGAGGAACTGATCTTGATGCACTTTGATTTAAGACCTTAGCAACAGCTCTAGCAGATCCTTCAGGATCAACGGATTGAACTTGAATGTTATTGTTAATAATAGTTTGCCCTGGAGCACCTTTACCTGATGCTGCACCACCTGCAAATTTAGGAGTTTCACCTGTTGCAATTGCTACTGAACCAAGACCAACGGCTGCTGCTGCGCCACCAACTAATAATGAAGTTCCGCCTGTGGCAAACGCTGTGGCAACTGATGCCGCTGCTGCCGCATTGCGTAGAGCAACCATTGCGCCAACCAATGTCTGAACTGCTGCAACAAATGCAAGAATCTTATTAACAACAAATACTGTGGCAATGATGCCTCCAAGAATTAACAATTCATCTTTAATGCTAATCACAAATGATATGGTTGATTTCAATTGCTGACCAAACTCATAAGCACCTTGGGTTGCTTCGGTAATACCAGCAGATACTCCATCAGTTCCAGTTAATCCAGCAGCCAACGCTTGAACATTGGGAACAACTGTGGCAAGCATGTAATCAGCAAACTGTTTCATAATTGGAAGCAATGCGTTGCCAATTTGCTCTTTAGTTTCACTAAATGCTATTTCTAATTGCCTCATCTTAAACTCAGCGTTAGTTGCTTCGTTTTCGATAAATCCTTTGTAAGTTCCTCGAAGTATCTGCATGATTTCGTCATGAGATTTGTTCTTTAGGGTTGCAGCATCAATACCTAAACCAAGTTTGCCTAACGCTGCATTTTGACCATCAAAACTTTTACCTAAAGCATTTGCCACAGCTTCGAGTGGTTTTCCTGTGGCTACGGCAATTTCCTGTGAAAGCGTAAGTAATTCTTGAGCCTTAGAAACATCGTTTGTTGATCTGACTAATCGTGCTAAAGCAGGTCTTAATTCATCATCTGTAGTTGCGGTAGCAATTGACTGTTTTGTGATATAGGTATCAATTGCAGCAATCTGTTGTTCCGTGGCTTGAGTATTGGAACGGATAGTTTGCTCTAATGATTTTCTGGCTTTCTCATCCTGAGCAGCAGCTTTGGCAGCACTAATTGCAAACGCACCAGCAGCAGCACCAACGGCAGCAAATGCCAATGCAGCCTTTTTGCCAAAATCAGCAATTTGATCGGCAGATTTATTAACTACCTTTTCAGCATCGTTTAAACCTTTTTTAAGGTTATCAATATCTGCTGCGAGTGAGAGGGTTAAGGTTCTACTTGCCATCTGCAAACTCTTTTCTTATTTCCAAAATAATTTCCTCAAACTCTTTAATAATGGTTGGCTGCAAGTGTCTAATTGTAGGATAAATAAACCATCCTCTTGAACCTGGACCTTTAGGCATTGGACCAGACCATCTTGGAAATTGCGGATAATTCTTAGATCCAAACTCTGATGCTGCACCAATACCAACACGATTGCCCTTTGTATCGTTGCGGGTGTTAAATTGTGTTGTTGCTCCACCTGAAAATTTTTGTCCTGCAAAACCAAAAGATATTTCACCAAGTAATGAGGATTTCTTTACCTTACCACCTTGAGCAACACGATCAGCGACTTTGCCTCTTGATGATGCAATACGGCGGATTTCGTTTAATTCTCTTTGTGCCAATTCACCAACACGACGCTTAGTTTCCTCAACTGCAATTTCGCTCATGTTTCTAATTACTTTTGCAAATTGCGCTAATTCTTTTTTGTCATAGACTATTAGGGGTTCGGTGCTACTTGCCATGCCGTTCCTCCAATATTTCTATAGCTGTTAAAATATCCTCTGCATCAACCCATTCACTCATCGGTATTTGTGTGGCTATTGCCAACTCAACCAATAACCTGTTTAGGCTTCCTGCCGGGTGGCTTTTGGGTCTGCATCACCGACAATTACATCGCTGATTGTTTCCATCCAAGCCTCAAATGGTTTAACTGGTTTTCCAGCAGATTCACGCTTATGAGCGTTGTATGCCAAAAACATAAGATCCCACATGCCAAGTTTATCTTTTGCTTGGCTAATGGTATGACCAGTTTGCTTTTCCCATTTTGCCCACTCAGGCGGTTGGGCTACATAAGTGGCTTGCTCGCCTGAGTTATATTCAATTGTAATTGGTAGTTTCATTTTGCTCCCGTTGTTAGATCTTAACTAAATGTTTCTACTACTGCGCCCTTTGAAACTGTGAAAGTGAAAGAAACAGTTTGAGCATCAACACCTGATCCACCAGCTGTTGGGAACTCTGGCTTTACTGGGAACACAAATTGCGCTCCTGATGCAGCTGTCAAA